TTACTACTTACCTCTTTCGTGTTCTTCCATGCAAGATGGGCAAACAGGAGAACCACCAACTAAATGGTAGCCTTCTTCTTCGTTTACTTCAGTTCCACAATTCCAACATGACGTATTTTTATTTGGTTTTCTTTTAGAATCATTAGCACGATCTGGAACAGTGTTAGCCACGATTACTTACCTGGGTTTACCTTATTTGGGTATTCAGAGGTTTGAAATCCATAACCATAAAAGGGATGAAGTGTTTGACGATTTGCTTCAGTACCAGATGACTCTGGACCTACTTCAGTATCAGGACGAGCCTTACGATACTTTCCATCTGTTGCACCTTCATCAAGTGACTTATTCATTGAACGAGAGGAGTTAACGGCCATTATTTCTTCTTCTTTCTGTTTGCCTCAATTACGGTATCTACCGCTTGAGCAGATTGAGAGTACTGCTCTTTGCGAGATGCAGGAAATTTTCCTTCTGGAGAAGAAATATATTCACCTGTGTCCCTGACTAAATTATGTACCCTTTGTCGTTCTTTAGCACTCTGAATGCGAGTTCTTCTACGATCATTAAATAACATCATGCCATTTTCCCCTTAATCTTTCGTAAATTACTGTCAGTTAAGCAGGACATGCAGTGACCCCGATTTGCTATAAACTCTACTGGATTCAGGATAACGCCACAAGTAGGGCATGGTGCTGAACCATTATAATTCATAACATTCTCTGCAATCTGTTTGGCTTGTAACTCCATTGTTATCATTCCATCCCCGTCGTCCATTAAAACCCTCTTTCATCTGCACAGCCGTTACACATACGCCCACCAGGCATGTAATCACTTGCGCCTTTTTTACCACAAGCGTCGCATTTCCATTTTGGATTTTCTCCACCAGTAATAGTTTCATTTGACCAAGTTTTTAAGGCTTTTCCATATAAAGGAGTATGTGGAGTTTGACTTTTTGCTTTATTAACTAAACTCATGTATGAACCAGGAACACGTTTTGGATCATTACCACGATCAGGAACTATAGTTGGCATCAGTTACTCCCTAGTGCGTTTCGTTCGGCTGCTTGATAACCAGCAACACCGCCAGAGAACCAGGATACTCTTGGTTCGGCATACTTTCTGTCGATAGTTACAATGTCATCAATACCAGGTTGACTGCGATCTCCGTAGCCATACCTTTCTGGAAATAATTGAATCTGAGGTAGTGGTGGTCTAACCATCTCTTGAATATCTTTTCCAGGAATAGCCATAACCATTAGAGCCTGTTGAGTTAATCTCTCCATGTTTGATGCCCATGGACCATTGTAAGAATACCGTTTTGCTACTTGATCAGGTTTTAGTGGAGCACGCCAAGGTTTGGTGTGGTCATACACGCCATCAACTGATTGTGTCATCCTATTGCCCCTCTATGAGTTACCCAAGAAGTTGCTTGTGCTTTATTTGGAACATCAACCCCTAATTCGCCAGCGGCATGTTGATATGCATGTACAAAGTGTTGATATCGACCCATTGAACTTAACCCTAAATCTTGAGACATTACTCCTGTTTGTCTTGGAACTTTTAAATCTTCTGCAGTTTTTGATCTTCCTGTTCCAGCAAATGGTCTACCCATTGCAATATCATAAGCATGACGATCAATTGTAACTGGTGAGGTGTTACTTGGGTCATGTATATTTTGAAAAAAGTTAGTTACTTTGTGACCACCAAGTACTTCTTCTGGTGGTTCTCCTGCATGAATTCTTTGAGCCTTTGCAACATTTGCTGGAAGAAGAGCGCTCTTAACATCGCCAGTCTTTACTAACTCTTTTGCTTCTCTAACATTTCTATCCCAATCACTTAATGGGGATAATGCCGCAATAATTCCTGCGCCACGTTTTGTATCACCTTTACCAAGTTTGGTTGCTTCTTCATGCGCTTTTGCATACCATTGATGACCCCCTTCAAGCAATGCTGGAGTTGCTTCACGGTATTTATTTATAATATTGTCTACATGACTTTTAAATTGAGATTCTGCAATGTTTTTATCCCAACGACCATGTGGATCTACACCAAATTTTGCCATTCTATGACCACGCTGGTCTTAAGTAAGCAAGCATTGCTTTACGACGTGCATCAATTTGTCCAGGTTGATCAGCAACAGTATTTGCTTTACCATCATTAACTAGGTGTGGAGCAGGAGTTAATTGAGTCTGAGGTGCGTTTTTAGGAATCATATAAGTTATTGCACCATTATCGTTTGTTGGAACGGCTTTCATTTGACGAGTAATGCCCATCAATGGATCCATACCCTCTGGCCAGTAATACATAGAGGGTTCAATGCGTTCACCTTTGTGAACACCACGCTGATATGCTTTTTGATTTACACGGTTCTTAATTGAATCTAATAGTCGATCATCACGACGAGAACGGATTGTTCCTAAATAACCATCAGGATATTCTGCAGAAGGAATGCGACCTATACCCATACGGGATTCATCAATTGCACTACGTGCTATAGGGGTTCCTGCACCACTCTGGTTGTTATAGCCGTAAAGACCTCCGCCACCAAGTGATTGCCAGTTTTGTGACGGTGAAAAGTTATTATAACCGCCAGCCATTAGACGCCTCTGTTTCTACGGTTTTTTGCAATTGTTCCATACACTTCATTTACCGAAATCTTTTTTCCTTTATATGTAGCACCACGGCTTATCTGTGCTTGTTCTGCAAATTCTTGAGCCTTTGGTTTTGGCGACATTCTTTCTACTTCACTGGTTGCATGTGCACTTGCTACAAACTCTGGATTAGATTCAACACCAGGAACTTTACGACCAAAATAAACGTCTCCTCCACCCATACGACGTTTATCTGTTCCACCTAAATCATAACCAGCAATTTGTTTATTTTTTTCTCCAGCAGCACGAGCCTCTGGAAGATTTGTGTGTTTTTTACTTACATCTTGAAAAATTTTATTACCACTTTTCCACGCACCCTGATAGGTATCACTGGTTGCAGATATTTCGTGGTCTTTTCTAAATCTATTTGCTTGATCTGAAGTTAATGGTGCGTCTGTAATTTTTTCTTTTCCAGGAATAGAAACCATAACTCCTGGACCCTTTGGCGTTTCAAATGTAGAAAAACTACGACTGGCTCCGCCTTTATTGGCTAATTCAGCAAATTGTTCATTGCTAAGCATTTCTTCCAGCACCTCTATCAGATTGAGGAACTGATGAAGGAGCAGAAGTATCATCCCAATTAAATGTAGTGCCCATTGTTTTATTTGATAGAGATAATGGATTACCTTTATTTAATGATCTATTTCTCCATGCAGTTGCAGCCGCAGTAGAACCCATTGTCTTTGAACTTAATGAAAGCGGCGCTTCTACATCTGGCGTATCTGCCATTGAAGAGTACGTACTGCTACCGCCGAATTGTGAATTCGACAATGGCATATTAGTAAGAGTCGCCCATTCCACCTTGGAAGTTAGGATTTTGACGTCCAACAACAGAGGGGATTGTGCGTGCATTCATCATTGTTGCGCCTGCTTCTGGAGAAGTTTGCGCTGGCATTTTTGCAGTGATGCGATATTGAGCACCAGCACGTTCAATGTTTGTACGATTTGCTTTATTATTAATTGTTGGATCTGCTGCTTGTGTACTCTTTTTTGGCATTAGTTTGCCAACAGCAGGAGTTCCACTTGCATTGTTAAACTTATAAGCATCGCTACCCATGTAAGCACGGGCTCCAGATGCAACTACCTGTTCTGGTGATAATTCTTTACTCATTTTTTTACCTGCTGACTCTAGATGGTTTGAAGGTGCACCCATGCGACGACGCATTGCGTGACCTAATGATGTCCAAGTTGCCATAGTTACTCCTTACGGTATGTCTAAGGATAGGTCTTTTTTAACTTGCTGTAATGGCGAATACAATGGCGGAAATTTCTCCGTCACGGCTTTGAATGGTTGTAAATCCAGGTTTACAGGTTAAATCTAAACCTCTAGGGGCTACATAGCCACGAGAAATTGCAATTGCCTTAACTGCTTGGTTTACCGCTCCCGCACCGACAGCACGTAACTTAACTTCGTGTTTATCATAAATTGCGTGGGCTATTGCTGATGCAACGCTCTGAGGATTTGAACTTGCGCTTACTCTTAAAAAGGGTTCTTCAGCAGGAAGTGCTACGGATTCTGTATTCAATTGTTAGTCCTTTGGTTCGAGTTGATGTGCCGCTCCTAGCATAAAGGGTAAGGCTAAAGACGAGGTTGGTCTCTGTATTTAGAATCTTTCATTTGTTCGGCAACTGCCTTCTCAACCTCGTTATAGAAGTTTTTTCCTAAGAGCCTTGCAAGAGCGTAAGAATCTGCAGCATTATCATCATTAAACTCTATGCCCCATCGCTTGTATATTTGTAGCAACATCTCTTGTTTTTTGGCGTTTCCTTTGCCTGCTGCAAATTTTTTAAGGGTCATAGGAGGAACTTTTAAGGGGTATCTTCTAGGATCACCTTCTTCAAAATAATCAAAGATAGTTAATCTAACTGCAGCCGATAACTCTCCTAAAACAAGGGCTGCATGACTAGCGAGTACGGTTCCTTCCATTGCCAAATCTAAAATTATGTTTTTGTTTTCTTTTAAATAATTAAAATGATCAATTAACCATTGCCTAATATCAGCCAATCTTTCAATACCAAAGTAAGGGGATTTATAAACCCAAGTCATATATTTTGTTGGATCATCAAACTGAAGTGCAGTTAAAGCAAATCCAGTCAGTGATTGATCTATTCCTATTGTTACGCTACAGTTTTGTGGTAACTTTCCATCAATCGCTTTTGTTGGCACGGCGTTCTCTTTCATCTATGACCATTTGCACAGTCCCTAGATAACCCGCCCCATCAACTAGGTTGTCTCTTTTTTGTTGATAAACTTCACGACAAATTTTTACCCAAGCCATTGCTAATCCAACTTGTTCCTCTGTTACATCTGTACCAAAAATAACTTCCCAACCTTTAGCAATGCGATTAAAATTGTCTAACGGGTGGTCGTAAGACTTATTACGATCACCCGTTATCAGTCTCTGTGCTTCTTCAAGAACAGATTCATCCATATTATTAGTCAAGAACCCAACCTCTAAGCATTACGTATATTCTGTCTAAGCGTCGTTGCAGTAAAGACTTCTCTTGTACAGCCACTGCAATTTGGTCACGAGTTTGCGGTGCTGTAAAAGATTGGTTTTCAGTAGTTACAACAAGTTCAGTTGTTACAACCCCAGTTTCACTCGTAACTGTACGAGTTTCACCAGTTGTTTGAGTTGCAGAGATGATTGCTCCAGTAGTTGGCGTTACTACAGGAGTAAATTGCATTTGATTATTTACAACGTTATTAGGACCAAATGTAACTGTGTTAGATTGAATTGTTGCTAAAACAGTTGCATTATCAACAGTTTCAATTTTTGTTACTGTCATGGGTGTACTTGCGGAACCTTGAGCAAACACCTGCGTTTGTGAATTATAGGTAACTGGATTACTTGGAGTACCAAGATAACCGCCCTGACTTTGTCCAGTAACTGTATTTACAGGAACTTGAAGTACTAGTTTTTGACCAGCCCAAGGTGTATCACTTGGCATTGTCCCATTCCAAGAACCATTAGGTCCACATACTGCAGGACCACAAACAATAATATTTGTTACAACTCCAGCAGAATTAACAACAGCATAAGTTGCTTGATTTTCATCTGCATGTGCAGATATTGTTGACACACCAGTTACTAAAAGTGTGGCTAATAAGATATTGATTATTTTTTTCATGTTATGAATGTATCCCTCCGTCCCATTCGGGACTCGTTTGTTCTCCGTGTTATTTCCCTCGAAACTAAAGTGATGTCTCGTTCTTGATTTGAAAGCATCATCTCTAAGATCTTACGATAAGCATACCGTTCCTCATTGGTATCTCCTAATTTAAGAATTTCTGGATCGGTTGCAATTTGAGCCTTGGCTAAACTTACCGTTGAGCCTTTAGAGGCTGTTCCCATTTTAGTTATAAGTAACTTATTCTCAGCCAGGTCTAAGGCTCTCTGAGCCTCACGCTCACGCAGTTGAGCCTGCACTAACTGTGAAGCAAAGTAATCGGCCCATCCAGTAAGTGTGGTAAACATCACAGCCAAATCTTCGCTACTAAGGTCGGTGATATCTGGGGGTAGCACTGCTTGTTCGTACTGTGGTTTAGGAAGGGCAAGACCCCTATTCATTAACACATCTATCTCGTTCATTACTCTCCTACTGAAAAACAGGACTTACATCCTTTAGGTGAAATATTACACTCTGGCATTGCACCTGCTTCAACAGCATCAACAACTTTTTTAGCAGCCAAAAAGATTCTTTCAACAATTTCATAGTCCGCTTTAACTGTGAACTCTTTGTAATCTTGATCTGCTTTTAATTCATAAATAAAAACTATTTCATCAGGGGCTTCTTCTCCAAATTGCCGTTTAGCCAATTCCAAATACATCTGCCCTTGAAGTAAGTGGCTACGAAATGGACGACGGATATTCTTCCACGCCTTAGTTACATCACCATCGGCCTCGTACAAAAGTTCTGGAGACTCAAACCGCAGAGTGCCAGCACCAATTGATTTAATTTCTATCAAGCAGTCATCTCCCAATCCCTTAACCCAACCATCTGCGTGACCATGAATACGAAGTGGCTCATGAACGAGGGGTACCTCTTGATAGTCATGTATATCTGTATCTACATTAGAAGAGACATCCCAACCACTTCCAGTTAGACCCTCCCAACGGCCAAAAAGCACACCCATATCTGATAATCGATTCTGCCACTTGGCATGGATGTAATGACCCTCATCAAAGATATTCTGAAGACGAAGGTTAGGTTTTTCTTTCTTTGATTTACCACCCTTTAATAGGTAATAGGAATACTTATGACACCAATCACCCTTAATCATCTCTGAGGGGTGCAGTACATCGGTGCGTCGGTCTGACTCTGGTTGTCTCATTAGGTGACGCTCTATCTCACCTATAAGACGTGTATCAGCCTTCTTGGTATCTAAGAACTTCTGTAACTCTGTCTTCTGTACCATTTAGTATTCCTTGTCTTTACTGAAAATAAATTCTTTTAGGGACAGTTTCTTTTTGTAACTCTTTTGCCACTTTCGCATTAAGGCATTACGTTCTCTGTGGCTTAACCCACCCCAGATCCCGTGTGGCTCATCTCTTTTGACTGCGTCCCATAAACATTCGGCACGTACTGGACAGTGGTTCTTTCCTGTATCACCAAGACAGAATGACTTGGCTTGATCAGCAATTGTTTTGTACTGTTCTTTATCACGAGGAGGGTAGAAGATGTCGGTATCTTGACCTGAGCATCTTGCTTTATATCTCCAGGAGTATTCTGGTTCGTCCATGTGTTAGGCATCCTTGATCTTGTCTCGCATTTCCATGAAGTCGTCTTCAAGAAGAATCACGTAATTCTTCCCATCAAGATGGATACCGAGTACTGGCATTCTTCCATCAAGTATTGCCTCTCTTACTATTTTCTTTAAGACATCGGATTTTATTGTAGTCTGTTTTTTACCAGTCCACTTATGTTCAATCAGCAGGTCGGCTGATCGTACATCACCCTTTCTTGACCAAAGAGCCCCAGATGCTGCGTTACGAGAACCGCCAATTTTTTTAGCGAGTCTTTTCTCGTGCTTCTGAGATTCTTTTTGTCCTTTAGTCTTCAAGTTCTATCTTGCCGTTCTCATAGCCCTCCAGCAAATGAGGAACAAGATAGAAAAATGTTTCACGCCAGAAGCACTGACTACAACCGCAGAATAATTCTCCAGAAAGTGTTTCTGGAACTACATCATCACTTCCTTCCCACACGGCTTCAAACAACATGTCGGTGTAATCTTCTACACCTTTTTCAAGTGTGTGTGCCCAATCAGTATCATTAACTATAAACTTTTTATTTTCAATCATTGTTAGAATCTCCAGCCATCGGTACATCGGAGGAATTAAGGACAATCTTTTGTAGTTCTTCCTTGAGATCAATTTCTGCACGGATACTATCAATGACTGGTTCAATTCCTTGCCATTTTCTTTCTCCATAATAATACCACCCACCTTTACGTTGAATAATATCTTTTACAACTGCAAGAGAGGCAATCTCTTTTGCAAAATCGTACTCGCCAGGTAAACAAAGTCCACCATTAGCAAAATAAAAATCAAAATAAGCAACTCTTTGTGGTGGTGCAGTTTTATTTTTTAATGTTCTTACTTTAATTCTTTGTCCTATACGTACTTTGTTAGTGCCGCTACCTACTTCAATCCATTCATCTCTACGAATTTCACACCGAGTAAAGAAGGCGTAGTTCTTTCCTTCACCACCTGGTGTAGTCCTTGGGTCGCCATGCATGACACCGATCTTCATGCGATACTGATTAATAATTAAACCTAAAACAGGTCTTTCATCTTCAATAAGACTTCGTTTCATTGCGGTACCAACTACTCTAAAAAATTTATTTGTAAGTAATGCACCTTTACCAATAGTCATCTCGTTCATATCTTTTTCCATTTCTGGAGCGGGAGACAGGGCTGGCAGTGAATCAATAACAATTGCATCCACAGACTTTGATTCAGCAAATTCAATTACGGATTGATAAGCCTCTTCCATAGTAGAGGTTTCAATAACAATAACACGGCTAGTATCTACTCCACACATCTCTGCATAATCTGGAACCCATTGTTCTGCAGCAACCCACACAGTTGTATACTCTGGATTGATGGCTTGATTTGCAGCAATAGTTTTTAAAGCAACGGCGGTTTTACCGTGAGATGGCTCTCCAATTAATTCGTTCCATTGGTTTCCTGGGAATCCTCCTCCAAGGACATAATCCAACGTAGTGCTGCCAGAGGTAATACGAGGAATAAGGTCGCTCCTAATATCAGAAGCAAGGACAACCACATTATTGCCGAATTTCTTGTTGAGTTGTGCGACAATCTTTTTTGCTTCATCATTCACTAATCAATTCTCCCAATAATTCCCTGTGGATTCCAATTGCTTTTGGTATCGTTACCAAGTGATGGTTTAACAGACCCCTCAACTTTTGCACCAGTTAAAGAACCAAATTTACTTCCTGATTGTTGTAAGGGATACCCACAGTCATAACATCTAAGACCAACGTTCTGTGATGGAGACATATAGTTTGTTGAACCACAATCTGGACAAGACTGCGTTTGTTTAACGCTCTGTGCTTTTGTAACAGGTTGTTGTGGTGCTGATGTTTCAAATTTTGTCATAGGCTGTTGTGATGCTGGCATTGTAATATCAGCAGGTCTTTGTTGTGAGGGTTGCGGTTGTGCTCCAAGTTGTTTAGCCCACCAATCTGCAGTACTCATTTTGCTTCTCCCCACTTATTAACAATTTTTACATCTGCAATAAGAGGAACTGTAATCTCTGGAACTTTTATACCTTCCATTGATTCCCGAATTGCTTCGGCTACCTCTTCTGCGATGTCTTCACGAGCAACTGTAACCAATTCATCGTGTACAGTCAAAATTACTTGAGCCCCTGGTTCATTAACAAAACAGGAGTGTGCTCTTACCATTGCATATTTCATTAAATCTGCAGCAGATCCTTGAATAATTGTATTAAAAGCCTGTCTTTCTGCTCTAGCCTTTAACCCCTTATCTGTGCTCTTAAGGTCTGGAAGATACCGTTTTCTGCCATAAAGGGTGGTAACGTATGGGGTTGGACGTTTTGCTAAGCATTGTCTAATAACTCTTGCTCTGTACTTCCCAATAGTATTAAATTGTTCAGAAAATCTATTTAGTAAATCTTTAGCATCTGGGACAGAACACCCAATACTTTGAGCAATTTTTTCAGGACCAACACCATATGCGATAGATAGAACAAGAATTTTGCCAGCCTTTCTATCTACTCCCATTGTGTTTCCAATAGTGGTGTATATATCTTTTCCATCTAAATAGTTTTTAACCATAATAGGATCGTTAGAAAAAGAAGCAATAATACGAGGTTCAATCTGAGAGTAATCAGCAACAACTAACTTGTGACCTTTGGGTGCAATAAACAAATTACGTATTAACTTTCCATACTCACCTTCGCTGGGAATGTTTTGTAAGTTTGGATCGCTACTAGAAAATCTCCCAGTCTCTGCTCCATGAGGTTTAAAATTAGTATGAACTCTTCCATTAATTAAAAAACTCTTTTTATCAAAAACTTTTTCCTTACCCATAGTAGTACGGGTAACTTCTCCACCTAGATAAGGCATTACATAGGTAGTCATTAACTTATTTAAGTCTTGATATTCTAAAATTGCATCTACTAATTCATCTTTTGCTCTATAAAATTCAAGAGCATCAGAGGAAACAGAGTAGTGATACATAGTTAAATTAATGGGATCTGTTGCTGCAACGGCTTGGCCCCTTGCTGTAAGAGCAATCTTTACTTTTAAGTTAGGTTTAATTCCACGACCCTCTGGTTTTGGAGAAAACAATACTTCTTGTTTTTCTTTTACAGAGTTCATAGCAAAGGGTTTGCCAGTTATTTTCCATGCTCGTGCTTTAGCATCATCTATATCTTTTTCTAACCTTATCTTTAAATCAGTAAGTTCTGCAACGTCTATTGTTGTTCCAGTTAATTCCATATCACATAAAGCAGCAATCACATCCATTTCTAAATCCCAAACTTTTTTTAATCCATTTTGTAATTTTGGATAAAAAGTTTTATAAAGATTCCAGGTAACCTCTGCATCAATACCAGCATACTTTGCTACAACACTAAAGGCGTGGGCTTCAACCTCTGCACCAACTCCTTTTTCAACTTTAACACTTAGTTCTCTTTCAGCACAAGCAGCAAGATTTAAACTTATACGGTTACGACTGTCTATAACAAATGCAGCCATAAGTGTGTCAAAGAAAGGCTTAGATGGAACTACCCCTCTGTAATACTTTGCTATAGATTTTAAATCAAACTTAACATTGTGACCAATTTTTAATTTGTCACTAAAGAATAACGGTTTTAATGCTTTAAAAACATCTCCAGGAAGTAACTGCTCTGGTGGTAAATTAAATACTGGTTTCCATTTGGCTTGATTTTTTGAATAGTCTTCATCTTTTAATGTCTTACCTGCAGCAAACTTTCTTTGACCACTAAGAAGCATCTCTTTATCCCAATGTAAAAATTCTCCATTAGGATGTCCCATAGGAATCACATCACTACGACCCTCAGTTGCTAATGAAATCCAAAGTACATCATTAACTACGGGTTGAATTCTATTTTCACCCACAGTTTCAACGTCAAATGCAAATGCATTTACGTTTGAATAAAACTCAACTAATTCTTCTAGTTGTTCTTTTGTTGTAACTATGTTCATTATCCCTCTTTTCGGTTAGAGAATAGGGACCTGAAAACGGAAATAAACAGGCCCCTACTCAGTGGAAGCGTATTACGCTACAGAACGAGCAACTTCTAGCATTTCGGAGCGAGGGGTCTCTCGAACTACTTCTGCTGTATAAGGAACAGCGGCTGCTACAAGTTCTTGAACGAGTTCATCGTTCAACTTCCATTCCTCTACAAGGTCACGACCACGAACGAAGTTGAGGGTAAAGTTCGTTGTAGGTCCTGTTCCCATGCGAGAAACTTCCCAGAACTCTTTTGAAAGAGGTCCTTTGCGCTCATCTTCATGAGCCTTACGAATCAAACGAGCAAGTGTTGGTGGTGCAGTTAAGATTTGTAATCCTTGTGCTTCACCAGT